TTTTGATTCTAGTTTATTTAGTTTGAAAACAGTTGGTGGTAATAGAGTGGCTAAAGGTTCTACAGAGGCCTTTAGGCACCTTGTACCATCAGACGAATCCCGCATTGCGATTTTAAGTTTACCTTCTCTTTCTACATATAACTATGCTCCATTTATACAAATACATTACAATGCGGTTTGTCACAACGCTGCCAATTTTCCAATTGCTGCCGCTTCTAGGATAGATTCTTCATTTACTAGTACTTCCACTATAATCAAATTACAGAGCATCAAATCGTTTGGTAAAAACGGAGCAATCCTACCTGCTGGCAAAATTTCTATAGATGGTACTCCCGCAACTACAAAAGGTAATGTAACTGCTACATTGAATCACAGTGATAACAAGGTTACATTTAGCGCTGCTACTGATTCAGCATTCCAAGCAAAGGACTCCACTGGTGCAATTGTAAGGCTATCAATGGGTGGGCCCTCAATTATGGTGACAAAGACTGTACCTGATGTAAGTACAATAGTAGATGGCGGTAGTACATCAATTCTCGATCTTATCCATACCGCTTTGGCTGATGGGGATTTGAACATTATTGCGCCGGGTGGTAGAATTGAGATTGATATGCCTGAAAACTTTGCATTTGGCGAAGGTGCTTTAGAAGGTGACACTGAAGAAGGCATAGTTGCAGAACCTAAATTAGACTTTACACTATGCCCTG